TAAATGAGCCGGCTGGTGCTTCCAACACCGGTGTGCTTATAAAATGCCAGATACTCGAACTGGTCGCCTGAGACACTGGCGATGACGATGTCATCAGCATCAAAGACGCCATCGGTGACCGACTTGTTCTGCAGCGCTCCGCTGACGGCTACCCTGGCGGCTCCCGGAATGTCGTCGAGGTTGTCGTCGGTGGCCAGGTTGGGGGTATAGTCGGCGCCGTCAACGAGCACGACCCGGATATCGTCCGTGTCCAGGTCGATGCTGCCGTCGATTAGACCCTGCTTGGCTTTGGTGTAAAGACTGTTGGCCATGATTTTCTCCTTTCTGCGGACAAGCCTAAAGGCATGTCCCTACATTTATGTCATTTATGTCATTGTGGAAACCTATATTTATAGACTATGGCATCTGAAGCCTGGGGGTGGACGATATAGCCTTCGAGGCCAAAGAAGTAGATGACGTCCGGCACCAGGTCAAGCAGCCTTTTGAGGACGCTGGCTGCCGACTCGCCGGCTGAGACATCGAGCCTGGGGTAAAGGCTGGTAATCAGGCTGCTCCGGGACTTGTAGCTCAATGTCCCCCCTACGGACTGCAAGACCTTCTCGATTAGCTCATAGCAGGTGAACTCGCCCGAGCTGACGTTCCACTCCACGGGCTTGTTGAACTGGTATCTAACCAGCAACCCCCAGGCATCCAGGCAGGAAATTATAAACAGCGACGTGTTGGGGTCTCTTTTATACTCCATAGCCTCTATGAAATACCTGGAAGCCTCGGAGAGCTGGTCTCCTGATGGGGTTTTGTAACCGATGTGCAAATTGACCCGGCTGCCACGCTTAACCACAGCTAAAGAGCCTGAGCCTGGGGAGTTATAGGTCCCCTTAGAGTTGTCCAGCTCCACTGTCAGCTCCGAGGGCTGCTCCGGGTCTACGGTTTCCTCGATGCGGGCTATTTTAGACACCGGGATGGTGATTTTATCGCCTGGTCCCGAGCCCGAGGTGGGCGGCTCCCAGTAGCCCGGCAAGGCGCTTCTCCACACCTCGTTAGCCTGGGTAGCCCAGATGTAGTTAGCATCGCAGGCTAACGCCATGCCGCGAGAGGCTAAAGTTTCAATGAAGCTGGCCTTGTTCCAGTTGTAGTCAATGAAGTCCGAGCCCGCCTTTAACCTGAACAGCCAGGGCTGGTTCTGGCGGGATAGAGACAACAGCGCCGAGTAGTTGGACGGCTTTACCAGGAAGGGACCGGAGACGTCCAGCGTCTCCCCGGCCAGGGCTGAGACTACCGCCTGGTGGCGCTCCCAGTAGGTGCTGCTCTTCACCTGCCTGCTCCAGGCGGCACGCTGCTCCCATGACATCCGACTATAGCCTACCGGCCAACCGGTGGTGAACTGCCTGAGCCTTACCTGCGAGGCGACATCTACCCTGGCACGACCTAAGCCGATTTTCTGGTCGGTAGCCCAGACGCCGGCGGCCACCTTGTAGCCGTCTCCGTAGACCATGCGGACCACCGAGACATAGCTACCCTCGAGGACCAGGGCGATTATATTCCAGTCGCCGTCGTAGTACATGGCCAGGTCTTCAATCTCCCAATCTCCACCTCGCTGGCCCAGGCCGGTGCTCCAGGTGCCACCGGTGCGCTTTTGGAGGTAGAGGGACATGGGGTCGTTTACGTCCGAGGCGTGGACGATGGCGCAGTCACCGTTCGGTTTATAGGCTACGGCTGCACCTCGCTCGCAGGGACGGGCGTTGGACATAATCGTCCAGCTCCCCCAGGTGGCGCCATTATCCGTGGAGATGCGGCGGTAGAGATAGGCTGCGTCCATGGAGACAGCTATGACCTCCGAGCCTTTAGCGGCAATGGCCACTTTGGCGTTGGAGGGGACGCCGCCGAAGCTGCTCCACTGGGAATAGTCCGATGTGGGCCCCGGGTTGGTGACACGGGCCATGAGCAGACTTGAGCCCGATTTGCGGACCCGAATCAGCGAGCCGTCTCCTGGGATGGCCACGCCGTGAGAGTCCTTAGGCTCGGCGCCTGAGTAGAAGCACTGCCAGCCGAAAAGCTCCCACTGGATGCCGCTGGAGGCTGCCGGGTGGCCATAAGCCTGCACCTCCAGCTTGACCAGGGGGCGCCTGGGTGTTCCCGTTTTCTGTGCCTCGAGCAAGGCGTCACTTATGCTGCGCATTTAACCACCTATGTGACCTCGACCTTAAAAGGTCGAGGTCACGAGGTTTAAGCCTCGTGGTTTAGGAGTTCCGCACTAGTACTAATTTCTCTCTAGGCAATATGCCGAATGCATGTTACAATCGATTAATCTTTTTGGGGGAGAAAATGAAACATGATATTTACTAGAACACTAATATTCGGGCTGGTCACCCTCTTCATCCTGGTGGTGATGCTGGTGACTATTGCCATAAACCCACCCCCATTTAGCTAACGTGCTGCTATCTCCAAAGAACCATCATCAGCACGGCCGCCAGCAGCAAGGTTATGCCTACAACTGTGAGCCAGTCCATTGCGGTCTCCTTAACGTTTCCCTTCAGCTGAGATTGCCACGTCGTCCTTCACTGGAAGGCCCCCTCGCAATCACAGAGTGTTGGGTCAGGCGCTGCTGAGCATCTGCTCAGCCAGAGCTCCCACACCGTACAGTGTTCTGTTGAACCCCGCCAGCTTTGCCTTCCAGTCAATGCCTGAGCTGGCAAGCTCAGACAGGCTATTGGCAGCCCTGATGGTGGTGTTAAAGTCCCTGGTAAAGACGTAGTACTCCGGACTTCTGCCGCACTCGCCCGCCTTCTTCTCCGTGGCTTCTTTCAACCAGTCCCTGGCATCTACTGCCAGGTCGACGAGATAGCTCCAGTAGTCCACGGCCTGAGAGATGTGCTGGCAATCGGTAACCTGCCCTTTATCCCTGGCTTTATAGAAGATGGTGCAGGGGTTCACTTCCTTATAGGTAGCCTTGACGTTTGCCAGGACATCTTCGTGGAAGGCTTTGGGGTCAAAAGGTACCGGCAGCTCGGCTGCCTGCTGTACAGGCTCGGATTGCGGCTGTGACTGCGCCGGTTGGGCTTGTGCTGCTTGTTGCGTGGTTACCCACCATTCCCGTTGGCCAGTGCCTTGACTTGTTCCTTCTCCTTGTCGATCTTGCCCTGGGTGATGATATAGAAAACGCCGGCCAGGGCTGCGGCCACCGAAGGGACCATGTCCAGTATGGTTTTCTGCGCCTCCGGCTCCTGGACGAAAAGGGGGACCATGGTGGCCAGCAGGGTGATGATAAAGGCACTGTATTTTTTCTTGCCGTCTAAGAACTTCTGTAGCATTTCACTCTCCTTTTTGGACAGACCTGAAGGTCTGTCCCTACATTTTTAGTTTATGCAAACCTTAGCTTCGAGATTGCCACGTCGCTATGCTCCTCGCAATGACATTGTGGGTCACTCCATCAAAACGGCCAGGGTATCGGGCACCGGCTTGCCGTTTTCGGAGTAGTGCCTGGCTAAATGTTTGGCGGCATCAAGTATTTGCTGCTCGGAGGCCTCTACCCTCTTGCCTCTAAACCCCCCGGGGCTCAGTGCTGCCACGGCTGCCGATAGATGCTCCCAGTCCGTTGTCCGGTAATGGCCGATTTTGCCCTTGATAGCCCTGAATATGGCTTTGGTGTGATGAGGCAGCTTCCAGGTATCCGGGTCTTCCTTATCCCCGACTATGGCGAACGCCTGCCAGGGCAAGCCGTCCTTCAGCCTGGTTAACCCTTCCTCAATTTTGTCTCGAGATGATGTTTTAGTGTCACTCATTGTCGTCTCCTCGATAAAGTGTGCCGACCTTTAGCTTGCGGCATTTGCCGAAGCGCTTGAGCTGAGATTTGAACTCCTTGAGCATGGCAATACCCCAGTTTTGATAGTCTCTGTCCGCCTGGTCACCTCCAAAGCCGGCTGTATCGGTGCGGTACTGCGTCTGTGCCAGCACGGCATAAGCGGCAGCTCCCGATGCCAGGACATCCTCAAGAAAGCTAGGGATGGTAGATGTGCTGCCGTCCAGGGTATGGGCCTTGCTCCAATAGATATTGCAGTCCTCGCCGTCTCCCTCTGCGCTGCCTGTCAACGTTATGGTGTCTGCGTAAACAGCGAAGCGCTGAAAGCTCCGGGGAGTACCCCCCACCGGAAACTCCACGCGGTCAATCGAGACTCTATCGGTGAGGCTGGAGATATCGATTTCGCGGCTGCCGTCCGTGGTGGCGATGTTAGATTTCATCTCCCTGGGGACATAGCGGGACAGCTCGGCTAAAGCCCTGCTGATGGCCCGGTCAATCTCAGTGTCCTGCCAGCGATAGTTAGACGGGTCCTCGTCCTTGAGGTCCCGCCTGACCAGTGTTCTCATGGTGCTCAAGTCCATTTCTACGCTCCTTTGCCAGTAGGTGTAGGGGTGAGGCTGTCCACCCTGTTATCGGTGCGCTTCACCCCAACACCAAAACAAGTTTCCCAGGCTTGCTGAGGGTGAGGTGAGTCCCTCTGCCCGGGTTATACCTCCTTTAGTCCTGAACTCCGATAAGGGCAGCTCGCCTCTGCTTACAGAAATCGACCAGCGAGACATACCACTTGATGCGGGTCCTGGCGGCGTCCTTGCCCTCCATGGAGCCGATCGGCTCCACCTGTATACCGCCGTTGGTGGCGCCACACACAGCGCCCTCACCGAACTGTATGGCATAGATGGTTGAGCAGGCCCCACCGGTGACGGCTGTCTCATAGCCATCGGTAAGGGTGTGGGTATCCTTAACCCAGTCATTGAGGCCGATGGGTATACCGTTGTAGAGCTGGATGAACTCGCCGAACTGGCCTTTGACCGTCTCCATGTAAGCGCCTGAAGCTCTGACCAGTGCGGTGACCTTCCGTCGGGACCTGCGGCTCATGAGCAGCAAGTCAGGCTTGCCGCCTTTCACGGCGTCTATCAGCTCATCGAGCTTGGCCAGTGTAAGCGTGGCGCCGGTACCGCCCATGGTGACAACCTGGCCCCCCGCCTGGGTGCAGTCGATAAGCTTTCTCAAGCCGTCGAACTGGTTGGATGAGCTGCCCGAGTCGCCGTAGATGAACTTGTCCTCGAACTCATGCCTGACGGCTTTAGCGGTAAGCTCGATGATGGCTGCCTCGATGTCCTGGATATTGGAGCGGGTCTGCTTGATGTAGTTGTCTACATCGGCGTTCTGGCCCAGTATGGCCAGGACTGCGGTGAGCTGGTCGAAGTCAGGCGTTGGGGAAGTCGACCAGTCGGCATTGACAGCGTGCCATTCGGCGGTGGGCAGGGTCTTCTCCCTGTTGTAGGTCAGGCCGTTGCCCACAATCTCGATAAACGGCATGGTCTGAAGGAT